GCGCAATTAAAGATAAAATTAAAGCAGCGAAAGAACAAGGAGTTATTGCCGAAGGGGATGTTATAGAGGGCCCATGGGGCAAAAATGACGAATACGAAGATGCAAGAACAGCGCGCTATGAAGAAGAAGAAAGAAGTGCGCGGCGCAGCCCAGCAGATCCAATGACATCAGAAGAGCATGAAGAATACATGTCCCTCTATGATGATGATGGAAAAAAGATGGTCGCAATTTACCCGGGTAGGTTTCAACCCATGGGCAGACATCACGCAGAAGTCTACAAATCTCTACTAAATGATCCTCGATTTGATGAAGTATATTTAGCAACCTCTGATAAAGTAGATATGTCAGATAAAGGCGGTGTACCTAAGTCTCCATTTAATTTCCAAGAAAAGCAGGAAATTGTAGCAGGGCATGATGTTGACCCTTCAAAACTGGTACAAACTAAAAATCCGTATAATGCAATTGAAATTACGCGCAATTTAGATCCTGGTACAGTTGTGGTCTATTTTGTTGGCTGTAAAGATATGGATGCAGATCCCAATGTGTGTGATGGAGACAAACCCAGATTTCCAAGAGAAACTTTAGGTGGACTTACTAAAAAAGGTACGCCTAGATATTTTAAGGATTTTGAGATCGAAGAAGACTTCCATGGAGTTAAAGATCATGCTTATATAGCTGTCGCACCTCACATAGAAATTGAAATTCCCGGCCTGGGAGAAATGTCTGGCACCACTATTCGGAAAGCTTTAAAGATTGCTGAACCAGAACAATTTGAAGAAATAATGGGATTTTATGATCCTTTTGTTTATGATTTGATTAAATCAAAATTAAATTCTGCACAAGAGAGTTTAGAGGAGGTTTCCCAGATTCCTCTGGGTATCTTTCTTGGGCTAATTGAAGAAACACTTAATGAAGCTGACACAACAGAAATGTATGGATCTTGGGCGCCGGCAATTCCTTTAGAAGAAACCGGCGGTGAAAATAGCAACATAGTTTTTAAACCATCTGATATACATGGGGTTGGCGCTTTCAGCACAAATGAACACAAAAAAGATGAATTATTGGGGTTAGCGTTTAAAGAATTAAATAATGATAATTTATATGATGATTATCATGACCCCAAAGAAATACAATTAATGCAATTTGGTACCTGCGGAGCTGAAAATATATTAGCGAGATATCCCAAAAATCCAAAATTAACAAAGGATCAGGTAGCCTCTTCATTAGACGGCGGTAATATATGGACGGCTCAGACTGATCTCTCTGCAAGAATTAATCACTCCCAAGATCCAAACTCGACTATAGAAAAAGTTGACAATAAATTATATACAAAAACTTTAAAAGATATTTTACCTGGAAGTGAAATAACTTATGATTATACAAAAGTGCTTCCCCAAATATTTTCTTTTTTATATAATATGAGCGGAATTCCGGAAAAAGTAATCAGCTCATTAATCCAACAGGATCTGTCTCTTGGTGGTCAATTAGAAGAAATATCAGCCATGGGCGGCGGTGCAGTAGAAGGCTATGCCGGAAAACGAGATGATAAAGAAGAGGGGTTAATTAGAGAGATTGAAGACTATTTATATAAATCAATGGGAGTCACAACAGAATGAATCAGCAAGAACAGCAACTCAGATTATTAATTCGCGAAGGTATTCGTATTGTACAGAAAAGAAAAAAGAAACAAGTGCGTCTAGAAGAAAAAAGGTTAAGGAAAGTTATTCGTCATCTTATACCTGAAGTTTCTAAAAAAACTGCAGTTGCTGATAAGGTTATTCATAAAAATACCGGCATTAATGTACTAGACGCGCTCCTTAAAAGGATCATTGTACAAATTGAAGATCCTTATACAAACTTGTCTTCTAATAAAAAAGAAAGGGAGTCTTTTAGATACCACTTTTTAACTAATTTCTTAAATCTATTGAATCCGATTGACGCTAACAGAAACGCTCCGACACCACAGTTGAATGAGGTTGACTTCGAAGTGGAAGTGGAGCAAGATGATGTTATTAATGCTCCAGCGGATGCAGAAAAATTTCTACCATCCAGACCTCAAGATGTTGAGGCAGCCAAAAAAGATGCTGAAGAGGAAGAAAACACATTTGTTAAATTAGACTCTGATGACCCTTACGTACAACAAGGAGCTGACGCTTCTGAGGCAGCATTGAATCAAGTACAACAGCAAATCGTAACAGCCTACGAAGGCCTTATTGCTCCGGAAGACGCTGCAACTTTTAAAGAGTGGGGGCTTACAAATCTTAAATTATATTTTGATAAATTTGAAGGTGAGATGACTGATAGCATAAAAGAAGAACCACCTAGCCCAGATTACCCTCCTTCTGAAACAGAAACAGGGAAAGACGCTGCACTTATAAGTGAAATAACATACAGTATATAAATTAATTTATTTTAATCTTAATTAGTAATTAAATAATTACATAAAATATTGTAACATATTTGAGAATTAAATTTAAGATGTCTTGGAAAAAGAAAAAGAGACTTTCAGGGAAAAACGCTCACTACAGTGTCTCTAGGAAGTTAAGAAAAAGTGATCTTTCTTCAGAAGAGTTCGAATTAATGTTGAACGCTCTTTCTCTAGAGGATGTTATTGCTCTTAAGTTGGAGTTAGCAACAAAACCGTTTGGTGGAAAATGTTTTGGTATACCAATATGGTATTCTATTAGAGAGGTTGTACAGGACGCTGTGCTCAAAGTGGCCCTCTCTACTACTAGGTCTAAAAGAGAGGGTGCTAGGTTTTTGGGGCTATTACCAAACGATTTCAGACATCTATTAAAAAAATATAATACAGAAAGTTTTTTTGAAGAAAATGATGAATAATTATTAATCAATATTATATAATAATGTTGTGGATCTTTGATATGGGGGCGAACTGGTCTTGACGGAGGGTTGAGATATTAGCGTGCAAGATTGTGTGAGTAGCACAATAAAAATACTCAAAATTTAAACGCCAACAATGATATGGAGTTTGACTACGCCTTAGCTGCATAGTCTGGAGTTATTAACGCTTTATAAAAAAAGTTAATTCGGTGGCATATACGATATCATCTGCTAGTTTTTAAGGGTTCAAATAACCTAGTTCATGTAATTTATTGCGGGGACGAATATCTTTATTTTTATAATAAGGGGACTTAAGTATTGTAGTTTACTATGTACTTTTTGGTAGCCATCGCCTTAAGATGGTAAATGGAAAGCCCTGGTAACAGGTGGCTGATGTTTGGGTGGTTAAGCATCTATTCTTGTGAATGACGGTAATATTAATTCTTTTCGGACTGGGGTTCGACTCCCCACGCCTCCACCATATTAAATAAAAGGATGATCAATGTCAAAACAAGAGAATAACAAAGTGTGGAAAACAGTAGCGCTGTTTAAAACGTTTGCGGAAGCAGATAAAGAAAGAAATGCTCTATCTGAAAAACATGCTTTAGTCAAGGTCAGACGCCTAGCAAGTGGATATAAAGTTAAAATTTGGGATCCCCCACTCAAAAAAGAATTTGCAGAGAAAAAAGCTAGTATAGCTTTAAAAAAGGGGCAAAACAATAATCGAAAGCGCAAAAGCAAAAATAAAAAACTTCGCGAAGACTCATCAGTTTAACAATAAACTATATATGAGAGTGCTTTTTAATTCCTTTTCTTATAAACTCACTTATAACTTCATAAGACGGGCCCACTGTTACCGTGGGAAATCTTATATGCAGTGAATGGATTAATCCAACTAATTCAAAGTTATAATTAAGCACCATTGATCCCGAAGATCCCCCGGCTGCTGGAATTGAATATATTGCACTTCCAGCAAAAGACAATCCATTATAACGACCCTCTAATATAGGGACCATATTAATATTAAAAATACCTGCAGGTGCAGCAATATTAAAAAGTTTTGCACCCGGCTTAGGCCCACTAAGAGCTAATTTAACTGGTGGCTTTTTTAAATTTTTTGCGTAGATCATACATACATCGTTTTGCCTTTTAGAATCTCTTTCTAAAATTTTAGCTCTATATGTTTTACCATTTAAAGTTGTTAAAGTCATTTTCTGTTTCATATTGGGGCCAGATGTTTGACATATATGATCAGCCGTTATAACCAAGCTTCCTCCCGGCGTATTATATATTACAAAGGCAGATCCACTAAATGCTCCGGTATCCTTAAAAACGATACACTCTTTTTTGTCACTAAGCGCGGATGTATAACAGTGTTCGTAATATTCTTCAACCAGAATAAATAGAAATGAATCTCTTGGAAGATTTTCTACAACTCTTTCTGTATTATAATTATAACCTATAGGTATGTTTGAGTTGAAAGACGTACATGTTGATAATATAAATAAGGCGCCAATCATGGTTAATAATTTTTTTATTAAGTTCATTTTTTTAACTCCAGCTTATATTCTATCACAGTCTTTTTATCAACTATCTTTTCTTTATATTCGGCAATAACCTTTTCACCAACGATACCCCAGTGATATAAAACCACACGCGGATTAAATTTTGTTCTTCCATAAAGCACATCGAGAATAAAACTTATTGATGTGTTGATTAAATTTGCCTTATCGTCTTTTTTTAAATCTTCTAATTTATAGACCTTTTCTTCTTTGTGTTTTTTATCCATCCAAACAATTGTTTCGGCCACATGTGGTAAGAAAGTTTTTTTTGTTTTTTTATTTTGACTTTCCGCCACTTCATATAAAAGCCCCTTAATAGTTGTTATCTGAGAGTCTTTTAATTTGAAACACTCTTTATCGCAGTATATAAGACCTGCGTTCGAAACAGTTGGAAACATTAAAGAAAATAAAATAACCAGTATTAGTAACCTTTTCATTTTTACATACCCTCCATTTAATAACTATTAAGGTGGGGGTGCAAAACAGAAGTTCTTTTTGATATTACCTTGATTAATACTATTTATTGTGTATATAATACAATCTCCAGAATTACATGGCAAAAAAAACTTATATATTAGATACTAGTGTTTATTTAACAGACGCCACCGCGCTAACCTCTTTTCAGAATAATGATATAGTTGTTCCTTTTAAGGTGTTGGAGGAGGTGGACAAACATAAAAAGCGCCAAGATGGGGTGGGAACAAATGCTAGGAGTTTTATACGAAGTCTAGATTCGTTAAGAGACAAGGGGTCTTTACATTCCGGGATACGAATCGCCAAGGGGAAGGGAATTCTTTTTGTCGTTTCTGCAGAGACTAGTCCCCTTGATATGTCCATCGCAGATAATGAAATTATCACCGTCGCGCTAGAACAAAAAAATAAAAATCCAAGAAGAAAAGTTGTTGTTGTTTCTAGAGATATAAATATGAGAGTTAAGTGTGATGCGCTCGGTCTTCCAACTGAAGATTATGTTATGGGACAGGTTGTAAAAAATACAGAAAATTTATATAGCGGATACAAAACACACTTAGTGGATGATCAAACAATTGATCAATTTTATGCGGGTGAAAAAATTTATTTAGACAAAGAAGATATTAAGCTTTTTCAAAATCATTTTATTTTACTGGTCTCTAGCGCAAATGATAAAAAAACAGCTTTAGCTCGGTTTTATGATTATTCAAAACCACTTAAAAGAATCAATGGAGAATTTAAAAAAGGAATCTGGGGTGTTAAACCAAGAAATAAAGAACAAAATTTCTGTCTAGACCTGTTAATGGATCCAAATGTGAAAGTTGTCACATTAGTTGGTAAAGCTGGCAGTGGTAAAACACTTTTAGCTATAGCTTCCGGCTTGGCTCAAGTGGTTGAGGGTGACAAAAGGACAATTTATAAAAGATTAATTGTGTCTAGGCCAATTCAGCCGTTGGGAAAAGATATAGGTTATTTGCCTGGAACTATGGAAGAGAAAATGACGCCATGGTTAGCACCCATCCAAGACAATTTACGACATTTGATGGCCAACGATAAAGAAACATTAGCTATGTACATGGCGCAAGGAACAATTGAAATTGAAGCTTTAACATATATAAGGGGTCGTTCGATATCTAATGCATATATCATTATCGACGAAGCGCAAAATTTGACAGCTCATGAATTAAAGACTATTATTACAAGAGTTGGAGAAAACACAAAAGTTGTTTTAACTGGAGATATCGACCAAATTGATAACGTATATGTAGATGAAACATCTAATGGCTTGGCATATGCCGTGGAAAAGTTTAAAGCACATGATATCTCAGGTCATGTAACGCTAGTTAAAGGTGAACGATCAAAGGTTGCAACCCTCGCAGCAAAAATCCTTTAAAATATGTTGACAAATAAATTATAATGTTATACTATGAAAGGAGATTATGTTATGAAAGTAAGATTATATAAAATATTAGAAACAATTAGTGAGAATGTTACGGAGATTTGTCTCGGTTTAATATTTTTCGTTTATGGGTTAAGCGGGTTTTTTAATTTCTTTTCGAGCCCCACACCTCTGCCGGAATCTCACGAGTTTCTATATGGGCTATCAGCGGCTCCTTATTTTTTTCCTCTTTTGAAGGGCGTGGAAGTGCTTTGTGGCTTTGCACTTATTATTAACCGATGTGTTAAATTGTCACTCGTCGCGTTAGCACCAATAATTATTAATATTATTTTATTCCACTTGTTCCTTGACTTGAGTGTTGAATCTATAGTTGTTCCTAGCTTGGTAACAATTTTTTATATATCGTTGCTTTGGAAATATCGAAAAGATTTTAAAACTTTAATGGAGAAATAAATGAGTATTGATGAAAATCCGGACCTTCTTAAGCCAGTCGAGAAGTCAAATGAATTAAAAGAGTGGCTCGTTGATTATGTTGGTAATCAAGTAAGCCCTGAAAATGATGAAGTTAATGTTGAGATGATTATTAAGACAGTAGCAAAAGAGTTTCCAGAATTTCTTTTAGCTGTTGCTGAAGAGAATTTTATTCGTGGATACCAACAGGCAATTTATGATTTTGATGAAGGTGAAAAAATGATGAAGAGTGAAGGGCTTCTTTAAAATGAAAGAATATATTGTTGAGAGCAGCACTGCCGCTAAAAAGAGTAGTAAAGAACGTCTAGTATACGGTGATAAGTTAGTTTTTTTGAAGGATCAGCTTCCTTACCACTTTGATCTTCAATATGTGTTAGATACTGTTGAGGGCCTTGTTCCTAAGTGGCTCGTGAACAATGTCGATGCAATGTATGTGGGAAGCTTTAAGGCTTTTAATGATAGCAACACACCCTTTAACGCAAAATATAAAGATGGCGCGTTATACATAACAAATAAGCAAGAAAGCGAAAACGATATGATTGATGATATTGTACATGAAATGGCTCATGCTGTAGAAGAAAGTTATGGCAAAGATATTTATTTTGATGATGTCTTAAAAGATGAATTCCTTTCGAAACGGCGCACACTTTACAATCTCTTAGATCAGGAAGGATATGAGCCTCCGGAGGATAAATTTAATGATCCAGAATATGATAAACATTTGGATTATTATTTGTATAATATTGTTGGATATCCTCTTTTAGAGAGCCTTATAATGGGATTATTTTATTCTCCTTATGCAATTACTAGCATTAATGAATATTTTGCTAATGGCTTTGAAAATTATTTTCTTAGAGATAAAAAATACTTAAAGAATATAAGTCCGGTATTATATAATAAAATTAATAACATAATGGAAGAATATGAAATGAACTATAGTAATGAAGGAGAATATAGAAATGCATATTGAGTTTTTAGATCAGTCGAATGTAGTAATTAAGAAAAGCTTATTCTGGGATGGTTTGCGCCCTGAAAAGAAAATAATAATTAAAAAACACACTATTGTAAAAGAATTTGAAAAGAAACATAAAGATTTTAAAGTAGAAGCTGTTGATGGCCCCGACTCGGTTAGTAATTTTAGAAAAGCTGAAGATGCAGAGGCAACGTGGCACCTTAAGATTAAGAAAGCAAAATCTTTTACAAAATCAAAGGCACCTACGAAGAAAACAGTTCCCAAATCAAGAGCGACTAGAGAAACTACTACGCCAGAAAATAGTAAGGCACGCGCCTCTAAAACAACGACTAAAACAACAAAAGAGGTATAAGTTGTCTCACATCTCCTTTTCAGAAATGAAATTATGGACTGAGTGTCCATGGAAACATAAACTAGTTTATTTAGATAAGATTGATGGTTTTAAGGGAAATGAACACACTGCTTTCGGAAGTGCAATGCACTCTACATGCGAACAGCTAGTTGAAAATAATATTTCTAATCCAAAAGAATATTTTCAGGAACAATTTCTTAAAGAACTAAAAGAGCTTCCAGATACTTTGGGCTTCAATAAAAAATTAGTCACTGATATGCGTTCACAAGGCATAATGTTAGTGGACCATATTCTTCCTGCTTTAAAGGACTATTTTGGTACTTATACGCTTGTTTCTGTTGAGGAGAAGTTGTTTGAACCAATTGAGGATTATGATGGATACAATTTTAAAGGATTTGTGGATTTAGTTGTTAAAACTCCCGATGGAAAACATCATGTTATTGATTGGAAAACATGTTCGTGGGGATGGGATACTAGAAGAAAATCTGAAAAAATGACAACCTATCAATTAACTTTATACAAACATTTTTTTGCCATCAAACACAAAATCGATCCTACAAATTTAGAAACTCATTTTGCGCTTATTAAAAGAACGGCTAAAACAAACAATGTGGAATTATTCAGAGTCACTAGCGGAAATAAAAAAACTGAAAATGCTCTTAAAATATTAAATAAAGCCCTTTATAATATATCCCACAAGAAGCATATTAAAAATCGTTTGTTTTGCCATGGTAGATATGGAACGTGCGAATTTTATAATACAAAACATTGTAAGTGAGGGATTAGCTTGGAAACACAAAAAAAGATTAAGGTTTTAACAATTAGTGATATGCCTTTTGCTCCATCTGGAGTTGGCACACAAACTAAATATATGATTGAGGCGATGTTAAAGACTGGAAAGTTTAAATTTTTTAGTCTTGGTGGGGCAATGAAACATCAGACTTATCAGCCTATTAAGACGGAGGAATATGGAGAAGACTGGATAACATTGCCGGTTGATGGGTATGGAAACCCGGATCTACTTCGTTCTATCTTGAGACAAGAAAAACCAGATATTCTTTGGTTTATGACTGATCCTAGATTCTTTGGCTGGTTGTGGCAAATGGAAAATGAGATTCGTCCCTTGGTGCCAATGGTTTATTACCATGTTTGGGATAATCGACCCTATCCAACGTATAATAAAAAATATTATGAATCAAATGATTTTATTGCAACCATTTCAAAAGTAACTGATGATGTTGTTAAAAACGTTTCTCCAAATGTAAGATCTATGTATCTGCCGCATGCGGTGGATTCACAAATAT